TTATTACACGAGTCATAAAACTTGAAAACACAAATAAGGAATTAGTTCATACAAATGAATCTTTACGTAAAATAATAGATGTAAATAATGACAAAATAGATAAATTAACAATCGTAGTTGATACCTTACAGAATCCTATCGTAGTTGATACCTTACAGAATCTTATTGTAGTTGATACCTTACAGAATCCTATCGTAGTTGATACCTTACAGAATCCTATCGTAGTTGATACCTTACAGAATCCTATCGTAGTTGATACCGATGATACTGTTCAATTGCAGCCACAACTTAATCAACAAATATCCCGTGCGAAATCGATTGTTGGTAAAAAAAATAAATAAATAAACAATATCAACCTTTGCAGTGTTTCTGTACGTAAGCAACTCCTGGAGTTGTCCTAATATTCATTAACCCTTGTAGTGTTGTATATATTTATGTTTTTTACATAAAAACGTAATATTATGTTAGTAATCCAAGCAATATTTATATACGAACATATAGTGTTATGTAAGGAATAGTAGGATGACTACAGGAGTTTCTTACGTACAGAAACGTAAGGGTTAAAATTACACAATAATTTACGTTATGCACAATATAAATACAAAATAGATTCAACACTGTAAGGGTTGATTTTATATGACATTATGACACAATTATATCATATAAAATTCTTATTTACAAACCGGTAATTTTCCGTAAAACGCCAACGCTTCTTGACTTGCGATTTGTTCCGCCTTTTTCTTTGAATTTCCAACACCTTTACCTACAATTGCTCCATTTTTATCAAAAACACCCATTGTAAATATGCGATTATTGGGGGGCCCTTCAACCTTCATTTCTACATACCTGGGTGTAATTTGAAACGTGGCTTGATAATAACGCAACAAAATATCTTTGAAATTTGTATCATTTTGAGTCAAATCATCGAAATCAATTAGTTCTTCAAGCAAATGAAGAACTAATTTCTCACATACTTCATACCCTGGACCACTTAATAGACCCAATTTTACAGTGTAAACACTTGGAATATTCGAAAAATCAAGAAATAACGCCGCCATAAAACTCTCAAATGTATTTTCTAAAATTTTATCACTTGTGCGACCATGTCCTTGTTCTTCAACGTGGCGACTAAGAATAATGAATCGTCCTAGTCCTAAATAACGAGCGAAACGTGCATAAAATGCCGTACTAATTAAATTTGTTTTTAGTTTTGTTAGAAACCCCTCTTGTTCGGCCGGAAATCTACGATATAAATAGTATACTATGATTGAATTCACAACACAGTCACCTAAGAATTCTAAACGTTCATTGCTTTCGTCTTGAAGTTCAAGGACACCTGGTTCGCTTTCAATCGTAATATCTAATGATCTATTTTGAATCATACGCTTTAGATAACTTTTATGTGTCATCGATTGTTGATATAATTTTAAATTTTGGATAGGCAAATCTAAACCTGTTCGACGCAATATCGTTTCAACATCGTTTTTTGATATCAATATATTTGTCGGGTTATATGGATTGATTTTAACAATTTCCCCATTTTGATAATTAACATTGGACGAACGTTTCATTTTATATGCAATATAATTTATATGATTGTTTGTTTTTAAATGATAATATATTCAATTTTTTATACATATCGCGTACATAGTTAAAATTTAACATTAGTATAATATATATATTATACTTATAAATGGATTCAATACCATTGACGGATTTAGATACCCGATGCTGGGATATTATTGATGCCTACTTCAATACAATTCCAAATTATATAAGTAAAAATCAAATCGATAGCTACAATATGTTTTTGGATGAAAATATCGGTAAAACGATTCGTCAATTTAACCCTCTGCAATTTGTATTTACTGGCGATAAAGGAACTAACTATAAACACGAAATAGATATCGTCATTGGAGGAACAGCTGATATTCCAAATGGCTTGCTTATTAATGATGGTTCAAGTATTAAAATTGGAAAACCTATTCTTCACGAAATTATCGAATCTGGAACAAAAAATGTAAATAAACAATTATATCCAAATGAAGCCCGTTTAAAAAATTTAAATTATTCAATCTCCGTTTATGCTGATATTCACGTAGTTTATCGTATTTACGAATTAACCGATGCTGTAAATGAAACGTATAAATTAGTGCATAAACCACATATTCGAACATTTACGGAATGTTTATTGGGACACGTTCCATGTATGTTGCAATCAAAATCGTGTGTCTTAAGTCAAATACCTCGCGCAAATTTAAAAGATTTCGGTGAATGTCCATATGACCATGGTGGATATTTTATAATCGATGGAAAAGAAAAAGTAATCACTGCTCAAACACGTCAAATTGAAAATATAATCTATACAAAGAAAATGTTGGCTGACGATGGGTATGAATGGGGAGCTGAAATACGCAGTGTTCCAGAAGATAAATTTCAACCCGCGCGTATTACCCGTGTCTACATTAAACGCACACCTCATTCGGATATTAAAAAGAAAATCCCGATGAGTGGATTAATTATGGTGCTTATTCCTATGACAAATGAAGCAATTCCTATATTTATATTATTTCGTGCTCTTGGAATTACTACCGATAAGGAAATTTTAGAATCGATTTGCGGCAGTCTAGAGAGTCCTATGGGGAAAGAATTTTCTAATTATTTGTATGACAACGTTATTTTAGGAAATCAGATTCGAACACAATTAGATGCTCTTCGCTATATACAAAATATAATCAATCCTATTTCAACTTTTAAAAAAATAAATATTGATGCACTTTCAACAGATGCTGATAAAACGCGATATTATAAAAAATTAACCACAAAGGAGGATACGGAATTCAAATATATTTACAATATCTTGTACAATTGGGTATTCCCACATATGGGAACAAACAATTTGCTTGATAAAGCGAAATTTCTTGGATATATGACGCGTCAGTTATTATTAACACGACTAGGTATTTTACAACCTACTGATCGAGATGATTATCGTTATAAACGAATCGATGTCAGTGGTTTTTTGATATCACAGATTTTTCGCGATTTATATTTTCGTATAAAAAATGAAATAACATATGGTGTTAATAAATTATATAGTCGTGGTGCGCGAATCGGTGCATGGTCTGGATCAGGGGAGTCCTTATTTGAAATGTTATCCGATGAAAATTTGCGCGAATTTCTACGTGATGAAGATGGTAAATATATACTAACCGACGGTTTCAATTATGCCTTTAAAAATTGCTGGGGTCTTAAAAATGCACCGTGTAAAGAGGGTGTAGTTCAGGATTTAGCACGTTTAACCTATTTGGGAATGATTAGTCACTTGCGTCGTGTAGTAACACCACTTGATTCCAGTAGTAAAATGCGTGGACCACACATGTTGCATTTAAGTACATACGGTATATTATGTCCAATTGAAACACCCGATGGTGGTAGTGTAGGTGTCAAAACAAATATAGCATTGATGACCGATATCACATTTGGAACACATAGCAGCGGTGTATATCAAGCCCTTGTAGATAATCATCTTATACTAATGAATTCTATTTCACATCAATCTGCTATAAAAAATGACTTATATATTTCCGTATTTTTAAATGGTCGATGGGTTGGATATCACGAGCATCCTAATTTATTAGTTAGACGTCTCAAATTATTGCGCCGCAATTCATATATCAATATCTATACAAGTATTGCGTGGTACACTGATTTACGTGAAATACGTATTAGCACAGATAGTGGGCGAAGTTGTCATCCAATGTTAATTGTGAATAGTGAAACCAATGAATTGAAAATGAAAATGTCGCATATAACAACACTATTAGCGGGTGCTAAAAATAATAATAAATGGTATTATTTATTAACCGGTCGTGAAGAAAAAGATTGGGACCAATATGACCATCGATATTACAAAGAACGGGCGGCCTTGAAAACAGATAACGACTTGGACAGGGAAGGCGGTGTTATCGAAATGATTGATACAGAGGAAGCGAATACTTCAATGATAGCAATGAATTATGGTCAGCTTGTATCAAATAACCAGACAATGTATACACATTGTGAAATTCATCCATCGATTATATTTGGTATTATGGGTTCTATTATTCCTTTTGCACAAACAAATCAATTGCCGCGTAATTTATATAGTTGTGGAGAGGGAAAACAAGCAATTGGTGTATATGCTTCTAATTATAATAATCGAATGGATACTAAGACTCAAGTTCTATATTATTCACAAAAACCATTAGTTCAAAATCGTATAAGCAAGCATTTATATAATAATGTTTTACCTTACGGTATCAATGCTATTATTGCTATTGCGTGTTATACGGGATATAATCAGGATGATAGTATTATTTTTAATCGTGGTGCACTTCAACGTGGTCTTTTTCGCAGTGTGAAATTTCGAACATATAGTATTCGCGAAAAGATAGACGATATGACGAATCTACGTTCTTATATTTGTAATCCAGATATTTTATGTGGGCCCAATACGAATAACATATTACGTAGGTCTCGACCAGGAAATTATTCAAAATTGGGTGCAGATGGTATCGTATTAAAAGATATGAAAGTAGATGAAAACGATATTATTGTAGGCATTGTTACGGCCACAAATGAAGTGGATCCAGAAACAGGCAAACGTATTTATATCGATTCAAGTGAATATGTTCGTCGGGCCGAAACAGGAGTCATTGACCGTGTATTTTATAGCCACGATAACAATGGATTTTTATTTGTAAAAGTGCGTGTGCGTAAAGAGAAAATCCCGGAATTGGGTGATAAATTTGCAAGTCGTGCTGGTCAAAAGGGTATTTTGGGTATGATATTAGATGAAGCAGATATGCCAATAACAAAAGACGGAATTCGACCCGATATGATTATTAATCCACAAGCATTTCCAAAACGCATGACGATTTCACAATTTGTTGAATCGGTTCAAACAAAAGAGTGCTCACTACTGGGGTTCTTTTATGATAGTAGTCCATTTCAGCATATTCCACTTGAAAGCAATTTGGAAAAGGAACAAGCGATACGGCAAACATTACTAACATCCGGATATGAACGCAACGGATGTGAAATTTTATATAATGGTATGTCGGGATTACCATTAGAACACGAGATTTTCATTGGTCCTACATACTATGAACGTCTTCAACATCAAGTCGAAGATAAACAACATTCACGTGCAGAAGGCGCAATAACGGTATTAAATAAACAACCTACAGGTGGTAGGGCAATAGGTGGTGGTCAGCGTGTAGGTGAAATGGAACGTGATTCTATTCTAGCACACGGAGTTAATGGGTTTTTAAAAGAAACATACTGTGACCGTTCCGATATTTCCGAAAGTATTATCTGTGAAGGATGTGGTCAAATTGCGATTGCTGACTACGGAACCGATTTGTATCATTGTTATAATTGTAATACCAGCAAGGTATCTGTTGTTGCAGGAGCATTAACAAAAGAACAACTGGGTGTTAGTCGAACGGGATTCAATATGATTCAACTCCCCTATGCTATGAAATTATTCATTCAAGAAATGGACGCAATGTCTATTTCAGCACGTGTGATAACGGACAATATATCTAAACAATGGGGTGCGCCAGTGCTAAAAACAACGACACAATCATTTCCAGCACTGGAATCAATTATTAATATAGAAGAATTAGGAGAAGTATATTATACTAAAAAAGGGAGTCGACTGGATGCTCCATTTCGGGCATATCAAAATGAAATGAAACGTATTTTATTACACGGCGCAAGCGCATATACGAAAATACAACGGGGTGAAAACCCAGAACTAATTGATTTAGCAATGGGTCGCGGCGGTGATATCCAAAAATGGATAGATTATAACTATAAATATGTATTTGGATTAGATATTGATGAAGCCGGTTTATTCATAACTCCTGGTGAATGCGCAAAAGACCGTATTGAATACTATAAAACACTCAATAGAGAAAATACAAAATGGTTTGGTTCTTCGTCAATTGAACTCGGGGTTAGCAATGCTTGTAGATCATTATACAATGGTATTGCGTATGAACATACATCCACTAAAAATAAGACTCTTATACATAATGTTATGAAAAAACGAGGTGGAAAACATACATTTGATGTAGCAAGTATCCAATTCGCGGTTCATTATTGTTTCGATAGTGAAGAAGGCGTCGATGCGGTTTTAACAAACATATCAGATAGTTTGCGCAACAATGGTATTGCCGTTATAACTACATTTGATGGACAAAAAGTATATGACGCATTGTCAAAAGCAGATACACATATACTAAAATATGGTGTAGGGGGTGAAACATTGTATACATTATCCGTTCCCTTTAGCACAGATGGTAAAATGCCTGAATTCAGCGAAGTGGGTTGTCGTATTCACGTTCGACTTGGAAGTACTACCCGCGATGAACCAGAATATCTTGTTTCTAAAGAATTTATGCTTCGCAAAGCAGCAGAGCACGGATTAACATTGATGACACACGATGATGTTCATCGATATTTTAAATATTTAAATAGCGCGTGTGAAAATATGCTTGATCCGGCATCAAAAATGGAAAGCAGTGTTAGTTTTTATAATGCGGAATCACAACAACAAATGCAGACATTTGCTAATTTATATTGTTATTATATTTTTGTCAAAGCACAACCCACACAAATCGCACAACAACCTACACAACAACCCAAACCTATACATATCCGCGAACAATCGACAACATATAGTATGCAAGTCAATGTAAATTTATCGAATATATTAGTAGAAAATAAACAAGTTATTGAAGCATATTATAATTTAACAAATTTTAGCATTGATTCTATGATTATACGTTCTGGAGGTGATAATTATGTTTCAGTTGAAATACGTGGAGGTCAATCAAATGTGCAAGCTGTTCGACAATATATTGATAAATTAACCGAATCTGTTTTAATGGCACTTCAAAATGTGCTATATGTAGATATTGAATATCAATTAAAAGCATTTCAATCTTATTTTGGCGTATATTTTTTCAAAGCAGAAGATGCAACCACCACTATTATTTACGGACATCCGAATGATTTAGACGCAGTTATTGAATATTTTCAGGATCCGGATAATATTAGACGGCCTTTAGTTGTACATAAAACAGATAATAAAATACTTTATTTGACATTGAATTTATTATACGGTGTTGTTAAAAAACAATCGATTGCGATTGTCATCATTGCGGATGACAAAGAAGCAGAAATTGTAATGAACGATGTTAAAGCAATACTGCCCACGGATATATTTGATACACAACTATTTATATGTAGCACCAACACAAAACCAATAAATACACTCGCTATTTTAAATTCGATAGGTTATCGCAATGACATTGTTCCTGATACATTTACACGTATTCTCATCATCGATGGAAATAAAAAATACGATTTTCCAACACATATTCGACATTATTTCGTAAATATGTTATCAAGCTCTAGTTCAAAGTCATATCCTATTATTCAACTTGGAAATGGTGCAATGTTATTAATAAACGAAAGACGAGAATTAACAAAATTACCAATATCGATAGTTGGTTCATTACTTAGCGATGTTCACAAAATCATACCGGATAGTGTATGTGATAATACTAAAATTGGTTCTGAATATTTCGAACAACGATATCAAGTATCGCCTATTGATGATAAATCTGAATTTTTAATCGACCATTCACAACTACCCTATTTGGAATTTTATACATTAGAATCACATCCTACATCAAATCATTATACATTACATTTAAACAATCATTGTAATCCTATTATAGCTTTAATGCCACAAATGGTAATAGCTTGGAATGAAATCAATAGTAGCTGGATTGCCATCTATTTAGAAAATATTTATGCAAAAACATTGAAAATAACAATTGAAAATGAAAAAGTTGTTCGCGTTGAAGGTTCCGTTGTATTGACACGATTTATTGCGATCGTCAATCAACTTATTGTTCGCAGTGGATTGGAACTTAACCTTGTTCCTAGTCAAAAAACAGCGAATGTGTCGCGTTTAGAATTGTGGCCTAATACCGAAACGACGTACCATCGCGGCGAACAAACCGTTCTTCCATTATATTCTATTTATGGTAGTCCTTTTCATATGAAAATTTCAGCAGATGAAGCCGAACAATATAGAGTAGATATCATGAATATGCCTGGGCGTGTTTCAAAATCAGTAGAATTTCCTGAAAACGTTCCAACCTATTTAGTGTGGGTTGTGAATTTCAAACAATATATTTTATTTTTAGATACACGCGCAAGTTCAGGTGCTGGAAGGCATTCAATTCAACCAGTTATTTATAACTCGAAATCCAGAAAATACGATTATAGTATAAATTCACTACAAGAATTATCGGATGAATTGCGAATCGATTTGCATACATTTATTATCGCATCTACTCATAAATTTAAATATTCACGTGCAGATGAATCCACACACACTACTGTTTTACCACCTAGTAGTTCCAGAAAAATATGTGTCATTTTACGTAATAAATACAATTTTAACGTAAAAACCGATAAGTTTCCGAAAGTATTATTTCGCAACTATTTGGTTGATAATTTGGAAAAGCGTGGATATGACATACACATATTAGAATCAAATTATCCCGATGAAATAGATAAAATTCTAAAGAAACGCGATATTGATTTGATATTGAATTTTGAAGATTATTATATTCGAGCATCAAAAGATAAATTACATTCTGGATTAAATTTACACGATGTTTTTACCTATTTTAAAACGCTCGAATTAAAAACTGAAATCTATCCACCACCGGCATTTCAATTATATACCAATTCAAAAGCATATGTTAGTATATTAGAAGGACCGTATGGATTACCTTTTACAAAAACATTTACGTTTTATGCTCACGATACACGGAGAGAAAATGGTTCCACGTGGTCGTGGGGAATAATGGCGCATCTTGAATATCTTCGACTGGCAAAATGTCATAAAGCCATTATCAAATCGGGATTTAGTGCAGATAAACAAGACGTTCATGAAATTGATCTACACGATGCTAATTATTCGAAATTCGTATATGATACATTAGAACAACAATATACAAAATACCTAAAGGGTGATAAACTTGATTTGGAATGTATTATTCAACCCTATAATTCGGTTATTACTGAACGTGAAAATGAATATCGAATGTGGTATGTTAATGGAAAATTTGTAGGTCATTTCTGTTTTGGAGTAGTATGGGAACCACGCAAATACATCGATAGTATTGCGTATAATGACGCAAATCCTATCCACGTCGAATTACTGAAACTTGCTGATAAAGTATATGAACACGTTCTTGATAATATTCGTTTAGAATTATCGGATCCAGATTTTATACCCATTGCCGTGCGGTTAGATATGTCTTATGCAACCGACGCACATCTATTAGATGAATATTCTGTAGATGGTAAGCGTTATTATTGTAATGAATTCGAAAATATGGATGGTGCGTATTATTTCAATTTAGCAATCGTTGATGAAAAAACGGGTAAAAAAACAGATACGCTACATTTTCAACAATTGTTGGCTAATGCTATATGCGACAGATTTTAATCAATTTGCCAACCATTGTTCGCGAAAATACTATCCCGTGAGTCAATGGAAATGGAATGAAAATCAATATGGTCAGATAACATGGAACATACATTTATAACTGACCATATTAGTTTTGAAATACTGCAGATTTGTTCAAAAATCCCACGGATGGGAACTCGAACTTCAATAGATGCACACCCACCACCAAATCGAGTAAATACCGTCGATACAAGTTTTCTATTGTAGTGTTGTTGTTGAGTTGAAGATAGATGTGCCGATGTAGTTGCGGATAAGATCGGTTTTATGATAGTTAGTTTGATACAAACATCTGTCATTTCGTGTTGTATTTTTTCACAAGCAATAAGCAAACTTGATACAATACATTCAAATCTACCAGAATAGGATGATATGAATAATTGGACGATCTTGCTAATATGTTGCAGATATACTAGTTCTGTTATAGTTATTTCAGCTAATGCTGCAATTTGCGGATCGGTTGTTTTATACGCAGGTGAAATAGACGCGTTTCCTGTTTCAACAACCTGTCGCTCTAAATAATTAGCTAAAGTTTCCGCTTCGGTTATGATTCTGTCAGTATCGCCTGAAAACCCATAAAGGTCTTTTGATATAGGTGAAAATCCATTTCTCAATACTTTCAACATTTCTATTTAATTTTTGAGTGGTCCTATTATTGCTTGTATTATTTATTTGTATATAAACAAAAAAACAAAATAACCAATCAAATTTTTCAATTCATAAAAATTAAAAAACATTATCCGCTTTTTGGTTGTTGTCTTCTCGTTGAGGTTAGTTAATTTAGACTTTCTCAACCACAACAGAGACTAACAACGTATCAACATAGTTGCGAATTTCAGGGGCATCTTCAACATACGTGTATTCTCTATGACTATGTATAAATGGTGTGGGCGCTTTTGTTAAGGTAGCTTTGAATCCCATGGGTACTTTAATGGATGCAGCATACACATTTTCACAAAAGTTCAACAATTTGAGAGACGAACTACATTCCGACCGTCCAATTGGAACTATCATTTGCTCACCAGCGTATCCGGGTTTTGTGTAAATAATGACATTTTCTTCACTGGGTGTCTGTGGGCGAAGAAGAATTGACTTTGCGCGGTCATTGAACGCATAAAAGTGCAGATTGCGAACATCACCTGATAGAACAATGTAGGTTCCTTGCTGGTCGGGTTGGTCATAAAGAACCGCTTCATATCCTGCTGGAACTTGAATTGAACTGAGTGTTCTGTCTAAATTTGCTTTCGACTCAACCATGAAGTGAGAACATTTAAAATCAACATCCTTGTATAATATTGCGTAAGATGCGATAGTGGAAGTGATTTGAACTACAACGTGTAGTTGTGTTGTATCGGTGCGCAAAGGATTTGATATAATACTACTTGAACTCGAATGAATGATGTCAAGTAGTGTCATAGTGTCAGGTGTATAGATGAGAACTTCATATCCAGATTGAATAGAAATGGATTTGAGGTTGGTAGATTGCAGTGTATTCGTTCCAAGAATAAGTCCTTGCTGTTTGCCAGCATATTCCTGGTGTGAATATACAACAGCAAGATGTTCGGGTTCTTTCACAAACTCTTTTGTAATTTCAATCGATTGCATCTTGTCGTTGAATTTGTCCAAGTTGGACATCGTTCTTGATAAAACGATATGTTCACCATTAAATCC